CGACTTCGATCTTTGGACCGCTGAACAGGGTGAGGTCCGCGGCGGTGGCGCGTAGCACTTTCGAGTTGGACGTGCGGGGCCACCTCGGCGTTCGCGAACAGCTGGCCCTGCTGAGCCTGCCCCCGCAACTTCGCCGGCGCTTGCTCAACAACGTCAGCAAGCGCGTGCGAACCATGAGCCGTAAGCGGATCCGCGAGCAGCGCAACCTGGACGGCTCGGCCTTTGAGGCGCGAAAGGGCGACGGCAAGGGCAAGAAGAAGATGGAAGTCGGCTTGGGCAAGTTGCTCCAGGTCACCAGCGTGAGCCCCGACGCTGCAACGCTGGGATGGCGTAACGGCTTGACCGGTTGGGTCGCTGCCCAGCAGCACCACGGCGCGACCGAGCGCCGTACCGCCACGCAGATGCGCCGGTGGAACAAGGTGCCCGAAGGTCTGGCCGCGACGGACAAACAGGCAAAACGCCTGCGTCGCCTGGGTTTCAAGGTACGCCAGAAGGGCAAAAAGAGCCTGTCCCGGCCATCCGTGGCATGGATTCAAGAACACGTGAACTACGCCAAGGCGGGCCTGCTGATACGCATCCTGTCCGACGAAAAAGCCGAAGGCACTGGCGCGCAAAGCTGGGACATCACCTTGCCAAAGCGCCAATTCCTGGGCGCCGGCACCGAGCAGGAGACCAGCTCGCTGGTTAACCAGGTGCTGGCACAAATCCTCAACTCCCCCAAATAACGAGGCACTGCATGGCACTTGGCAAAGTCAGCGTTAACAATCTCAACCTCGGCCAGGGTGCCGTGACCGAGATCGAGCGCTATTTCCTGTTCATCGGCCCCGGCGCAAAGAGCGTCGGCAACCTGATCGCCCTGAACACCGACAGCGACCTGGACGTGATGCTGGGCCTTCCTATCAGCGATCTGAAAACCCAGGTCGCGGCAGCCAAGGCCAATGGCGGCGACCGCTGGGCGTGCCTGGCCGCTCCGATCACTGCAGATGGCGATTGGGCTGACGCCCTGGAAGCGGCGCAACAGCAAGGGTTTTCCGTCGAGGCGGTGGTGATCACCAAACCGGTGGCTGCTGCAGCTGAACTGTCAGCCATGCATGACGCCGCGATCGCCGTCAGCAATACCTACGGTCGCCGTATTTTCGTGATGGCCTGCACCGCCGGCATCACTGCCGAACAGACCTGGGCCGACTACCTGACCCAGCAGAAAGCAATCACCAAAGACCTGGCTGCACCGCGCGTCCTGGTCGTACCCCAGTTGCACGGCAATGACCTGGGCGTCCTGGCTGGGCGCCTGGCCAATGCAGCGGTCAGCATCGCTGACAGCCCCATGCGTGTGGCCACCGGCGCCGTATTGGCTTTGGGGAGCGTGCCCAAGGACCAAGAAGGCGTTCCCCTGCCATCCGCCATCCGATCGGAACTCGACAAGGCCCGGTTTTCGGTCTCGCAAACCTACTCCGATTACCCGGGCGTGTTCTGGGGTGACGGCAACATGCTCGATGCGCCGGCGAGTGACTTCCAGGTAGTCGAGTACCTGCGTTTGGCCGACAAGGCCGCCCGCCAGGTACGCCCGTTGCTAATCCTGCGCGTGGCCGATCGGCGTCTGAACAATTCGGCCAACAGCATGGCGGCCGCTATCAGCGCCTTTATGAAGCCGCTGCGCGTCATGGCCAAGTCCACGACCTTCGCTGGCCAGGTGTTCCCAGGCGAGATCGAATCCCCCAAAGACGGGGACATCCAGCTGGTCTGGCACACCAAAACCAAGGTCGAGGCGTACATCAAGATCAAGCCCCTCAATTGCCCGAAAGACCTGACGGCGAACATCGCCCTGGACCTTTCCAACGACGATTCGGAGTAATCCCCTATGTCCCGTATTGGCGGTAAAAACTTCGATATCAACCTGGGCGACCTGCAGATCCATATCGAAAGCTGCACCCTGGATATCACCGACAACACTGCCGTGGCGCAATCCCGGGGCGTGCCCAACGGGCATGTCGACGGCGACGTGGCGGCAAGCGGTGAATTCGAATTCGACACCAGCAACTTCAACCTGCTGATCGAGGCCGCCCGGACTGCCGGCAGCTTCCGCCAGTTGGAGCCGTTCGACTCGGTGTTCTTCGCCAAGGCCGGCGACGAAGAGCTGCGCATTGAGGCCTTCGGCTGCAAGTTGAAGGTGTCCAGCCTGCTGAGCGTCGACCCGAAAGGCGGCGAGAAGTCCAAGCACAAGGTGCCTTTCGAGGTCACCAGCCCGGACTTTATTCGCGTCAACGGCGTGCCTTACCTGGCCGCTGCAGAGATCGAGGGGCTGCGCTGATGGGCGATTGGCTCGACGACGCAAAGAAGATCGAGGAGCTGGAGCGCGAGCGGTCGATTCAGGCCCAGCTCGCTCGCCAGCGCCCAAAGGGGCCAAGCCGTACTCACTGCCTTGACTGTGAAGAGCCGATCCCAGAAAAGCGTCGGGCAGCCCCTGGAATCACCCGCTGCGTGCCGTGCCAATCCCTTATTGAGCAAGGACAGCGCCGATGACCGCACGCACCAAGCCCAAAGGCACCCTGGAAAGCCGTTACGCCGTGCTTGAACACCGCGTCAGCGACCTGGAAGAACGCCATGAAACCGTGCCGACCCGTGTCACCCGGTTGGAAGGCGAGTTCGAACATATGGCAGTGCAACTCTCGGACCTGAATGATGGCCAGCGCCAGCTGACCGCCACCGTGTCCGATATTGGCACCAAGGTCACCCGCATGTTGGCGGTGCTGACCGTGCTGGGTGTGGTCGCGCAGATGGTCGGGCCGGCGCTGTTGCGGATCCTGTTCCCATGAGTCTGCGTAACAAGATCGCCGCCGGAGCCCTGGTGTTGGCCAGCGCGCCCTTTGTCGTCTTCCTGGGCCAGTGGGAAGGCGAAGGCCAGAACGTCGTCTATGCCGATCGCCTGGCCCGCGGCCTGCCAACGGTATGCAAGGGCATCACCCGTTACACCAGCCCGTACCCGTTGATCGTGGGTGACTACTGGTCGCCGGCGCGCTGCGCCGAGGTGGAGCAGCTGGTGGTCGAGAAAGGCCAACTGGCGCTGGCCGACTGCCTGACCAATCCGGCGATCGGGCAGAAGACCTTCGACGCGCTGAGCAGCCATGGCCACAACTTCGGTACGCCCAGCACATGCGCCAGTCGTGCCGTTGGCCTGATCAATGCCGGCAAGATCGCCGAGGGCTGCAAGGCACTCGCCTGGGGCCCCGACGGCAAGAGCCCGGTGTGGTCGTCTGTCACCGACGCCCAGGGCCGAAAGCGTTTTGTACCAGGCCTGCACGCTCGCCGGCGCGCCGAAGCGGCCATGTGCGCGGAGGGTTTGTGATGCTGCGCGAGATCCTGTTTCCGCTGCTGCTGTGCGTGGCCGCATTTATCGGCTTCGACATCCTGGAGGGGCAACGCGACACCGCCCGCCTGGAGCGCGACAACGCCCTGTTCGAAGTGGCGGGCCTGCGCGAAGCCGCCCGCATCAGCGGCGAGATGCTGGCCGACCGTGACGCGATCGATCTTAAACGAACCCTGGAGCTGGACCATGAACGCGCTTCAAACCTTGAGCTGCGCCGGGCTGTTGACGATCACCGTCAGCGGCTGCGCGTCAACGCCACCTGCAGCCCCGCCGGCACCGAAAAAACCAGCGCCGGCAGCGTGGCTGATGCAGGCGCCGCCGAACTCGCTGCAGACGCTCGACCGGATTATTTCACCCTCAGAGATCAGCTTGCCCTCAGTAAGCAAATGATCCTGGGCCTGCAGGACTACGTGCACCAGGTGTGCCTGCGCTGACCTGAAAACCCCTTTAAACCAACCACCACAACGGATACGAATATGAGCCAGACCCAAGCCCGCGAAATCACCCTGGAAGTCGGTGAAAAGGAATTCACCTTCACCCTGTCGCCCCAGGACGTGACCAAGTACTTCAACGCCATGACCGCCAACAACAAGGTCGCGCCGTCTTTCAACCTGCTGAGCAGCACCGTGTTGCCGGCTGAAAAAGCCGGTCTGCGCGAGGTGTTGGCCAACCCGGTGATGACCATGCAAATCGCCGGCGCGCTCCTCGAAGAGTACGCACCCGACGTCGAGATCATCGTAAAAAAGCCCTTGAGCACGCTGACCGCCTGACCGAAGACGGCCTGGGCCAGTTGCTGGCCCTGACCAACCGTTGGCTACCTGGTGCCGAGCCCAGCATCGAGAACATGGGCACGGCCAAGTGGCTGGAAGACGAACACTGGAAACGCATGGAATTTGCCGTGGCAAACGGCATTGCCTATGCGTTGAACGGATAGGAATCACATGGCCGATCGTAGCGCCCGCCTGGACTTCATCCTTGCCCTGACCGACAAGGTCACCGCGCCCCTGGGCAAGGTGAAAATGGGCTTTTCCGAGCTGACCGAGCAAAGCGAAAAGAACATCAAGACCATGGGTATGGGCCTGGCCGGTGTGACGGGCGCTTTTGTCGGCATCAACGAATCCCTACAGCCCGCGTTGGAGATGAATCGCGCCCTGGGCGAGGTCAAATCCCTGGGCGTGGCCGAAGACGCGTTGACCGCGTTGAATCAGAAAGCCCTGGAATTCTCGGTGAACTACGGCGAGAACGCCCGGGATTTTGTGGCGTCGGCCTACAGCATCGAGGGCGCTATCAAAGGGCTGACGGGCAGCCAACTGGCGACCTTCACCAACACCAGCAACCTGCTGGCCAAGGCCACCAAATCCGACGCCGACACCATGGGCGCCTACGTGGGCACCATGTACAACCTGTTCAAAGGCCAGGCCGACGCCATGGGCAAGGGCGAATGGGTTGAAAAACTCGGCGGGCAGACGGCCCTGGCGGTGCAACTGTTCCGCACCGACGGCGCCCAGCTCAAGGACGCCTTTAAGGAAGTCGGCTCGATCGCCACCGCTGCCGGCGTCGATATCGCCGAGCAGTTCGCGGTGATCGGTTCGCTGAGCAGCACCATGGAAGGCGGCGACGCCGGTGGGCGCTACAAAGCGTTCTTCGAAAACATCGGCGCTGCGTCCGAAAAAATGGGCCTGAAGTTCACCGACTCCAATGGCAAAGCGCTGCCCATGCTGCAGATCATGGACAAGCTGCAGGGCAAGCTGGGCGACCTCACCAGTGCGTCGGCCAGCGCCAAGCTGATGGACGCATTTGGCGGGGAAGGTGCCCAGGTGATTGGTTCCCTGGCCAAGGCCATGGTCGACCCGTGGCAACAGTTTGGCGCTGCAGTCGAGGCGCTGCGCATTGCCTTCGGCCAGGCGTTGATTCCGATCCTGACGCCGTTGATGGCCAAGCTGTCTGGCATTGCCGGCACCATGACCCGCTGGACGCAGATGTTCCCCAACATCACCCGCGTGATCGGCATTGTCACGCTGACGATCTTGGCGCTGATCGCCGTCATGTCCGTGCTGACCTTTGCCGTCGGCGCCGGCCGCATGGCCTGGCTGGCCATGGTGACCGTGTGGAAAGTGGTGCAGATGATCAGCCTTCGGACCACTGCCGTGTTCTTGATGCAGAAGCTGATCATGCTGACCTATATCACCGTGGTGTACGGGCTGTCCGCCGCCCTGGGCGTGGTTCGCGGCGTGATGCTGATGTGGCAGGGCGCGATCTGGCTGGTCAACGCCGCGCTGCTGGCCAACCCGGTCGCCTGGATTGTTATCGGCGTTCTGGCCCTGGTCGCGGCGGTGGTCGCCGCCGTTGTGTACTGGGACGAGTGGACGGCCGCGCTGATGAACAGCGAGGCGTTCAAGTGGGTCAGCGACCAACTGAGCGCGTTGTCGGAGTGGTTCGCCTCGATGGGCGGCTGGTCTGGGATGGCCAAGGCCGCATGGGACGGCATCGTCGCGATTTTTCACACAGCGATCAACGGCCTGATCGAGATGCTGAACAAGATCCCTGGCGTCGACATTGAAACTCGCTTCGGCGCCATGCCCGAGGTGCCCGGCACCGACATCGGCGTGAACACCATGGATAGCGCTGCAGCGGCCCAGCGCGCGCAGCAGACCATCAACGCGGCCATTCCAAGCCTGTCGCCGGCGCGGCCTAACGCGGTGCCCCAGGGTGGCCTGCTGACCAGCATCCAGAACAACAACAGTAGCCAGAACAAGGGCACCCACGTGGAAAACCTGAACATCAACACCGCCAAGCCAATGACCCCGTTGGAGCTGGAAAACATGATGGCCATGTCGGTGGGCGGATGAGCGAATACATCGATCTGCTGATTGTAGGCAACGACCTGGTGCTGGACCCGTCGCGTCAGCCGCTGCTGATTGATGACCGGGCCAGCATCGCCCAGGACATCGCCCACATGATCCGCGACAGCGGCCTGCTGGTCACCCTGGTGGCCGAGCGCGATCGGCTCAAGCAACGCGACTGCATCCAGCAACTGGAACTGCTGGTGGAGGCCGACGAGCGCCTGGTACCGGGCACGGCGCAGATCACCCAGCTGCAGCCCGGCCAGTACCAGGTCACGGCGACAACCCTGAAATTCGGCGACATCGAGGTGGATATTGAGTGACGTAGATTTCAAACAGGCGCTAGCCGACGGCGGCATTCCCACGACCGAGGCGGGACTGCTGCAGGCGTGGGAAAAGGAAGTGGCCGCCCAGGGCAGCAAGCTGAGCAACACCAGTGCCTATTCGCCGTTTTGGCGCGTGGTGCGCGCCCTGGTGACCAAGCCTGTGCTGTGGATCCTGGATTTTTTCGTGGCCACGGTGCTGCCCAATTTTTTCGTCAAGACCGCTGTAGACGCCTGGCTCGACATGCTGGCTTGGGCCGTCAACGTCGAGCGCAAAGGCGCGACCAAGGCCGTGGGCTTTTTGCTGTTCATCCGCGAAGCCGCCGGCGGCGCCCTGGAAGTCCCGGCCGGGACGCTGGTGCAATCCCCATCGATCAACGGCCATATTTACCAGGTGGTCACCACGGCGGCGGGCGTCTTCGCTGACGGGCTGATGCAACTGCAGATCCCGGTCGAGGCGGTCGACACCGGCGCCGGTTTCAACCTTGCTCCGGGTTATTACGCGATCTTGCCCGTTCCGGTACCGGGCATTGCCCAGGTAGTGAACAGTGACGGCTGGTTGACCACACCAGGTGCAGATCCTGAGCCCAACGACGAGCTGCGTCTGCGTACCCGTAACCAGTTTTCGGCAGTCAATCAATGGCACACCGACGCGGTATACCGCGCCATGATTTCGGCCTTCCCGGGCGTGCGTCCCGACGGCGTGTATTTCGAGCATGGCGCGCCACGTGGCCCGGGCAGTGCCAACGCCTATGTGCTGTTTGAAGCGGACGTGCCGGCGGCGACGTACCTGGAGCAAATCAACGCGCATATCCGCGACCAGGGCAACCATGGTCACGGCGATGATTTACTGGTGATGGTCATTCCTGAGACCCAGCACGCGCTGCAGCTGGAGATCTGGCCATTCTCCACCCTGACAGATGAACAACGCGAAACCCTTGAGGACAACGCCAAGCTCTTCGTGCGGGCGGCGTTTCGGGAAAGCACCGCCACGGATTACCAGCCGACGCCGACTTATCCCCAGTCGCGGTTCTCGTTTAGCCGCCTGGGCGAAGAGCTTCACCAGCAGTTCGCCGGCATTGAGTCGTTGCGCTTTGCCACGGCCGACATCATCAGCGAGCTGAACATCCCGCGGATCCAGAGCTTGGAGGTGCTGCTGCATGATTAAGATCGATCTGCCGTTCTGGCTCGATGGCACCGAGTTGGCCAAGCTCAAGGCAGCGGCCCAGGCCTGGTGGGAAAAGGTCGAGGGCTGGTTGCGCTGGCCCCTGCTGCAGATGGACGCCGACACCTGCCACATCACCGTACTGGACCTGCTGGCCTGGCAGCGCGATATCACCCGCTTCAAGGGCGAACCCGAGGCCTTGTACCGCCTGCGGGTCAAGTACGCCTTCATTAACGCAGTCGACGCCGGCAGTACCGCCGGGATGAAACGCATCCTGGAGCGCCTGGGCGTCGGTTATGTCGAGATCGAGGAGCGTCAGCCCGACCGGGACTGGGACGTGGTGTTGCTGCGCTTTTCCGACTCCCAGCTATCGAAAAACCCCGAGCTGCTGCGTGTGCTGATCCAGCAATACGGCCGCACGTGCCGGCGTTATGACTTTTCCACCATCACACCGGTGCCGGTGCAAGTCGCCATTGTCCACTTCCACGACGATCAGCAAACGCTGGTCGCCCGCCTTTAGGAGCCCTCATGGGAGCCAGCATTACCCTTGCAGGTGAAAGCCTGATCGCGCAGAAACAAGCCGCCAACACTGGGCTGAAAGTTGCCAAATTCATTTTTGCCAACGTCCCAGGGCTTGATCCGAACGGGCCGGTAGACCGTGCCGCCGCCAAGCCTGCAGCGGCGCAGATCGTTTACAGCTACGTGATCCCCGACGCCAACGCGGGCTATGTGAACCCTAATCAGGTGGTCTACAGCGCGCAGATCGGCTCGGACGTAGGCGATTGGGATTTCAACTGGATCGGCCTGGAAAGCGCCGAGGGCACTTTGTTTGCCGTGGCCTATGTGCCTGTGCAGCAAAAACGCCGCAACATCCCGCCATTGCAGATCGGTAACAACCTGACCCGCAATTTCCTGGTGGCGTTTGACGGTGCCCTGGCGCTGACCGGCATCACCATCGACGCGAGCACCTGGCAGCACGATTTCACCGTGCGCCTGGCCGGCATTGATGAGCGCGAGCGCCTGAGTAACCGCGACGTGTACGGCCGGGCGTGCTTCTTCGGTAGTTCGCTGCAGTTGGAAAAGGTCGGTAGCGCCTATCAGCTCAAGCCTGGCACGGCATACATCGAAGGCATTCGACTGGTGCAATCGGCGGCGTTGCCAGTTGTGCCGCCGGCGTTGCCCTCCACAGCCTGGCTGGATGTCGCGCTGCAGCGCGAGATAAGTGACGTTGTGGCCACTTGGGCCGTAGTTTTTGGGGCAGACAAGGCTGATTACACCGATGCCTTGGGGGTGAACCACTACTGCGTGGCCATCGCCGATCTGGCCGCTGCCGGCGTAACTGATCGACGGTCAGTGGAAGCGATCAACGGCCCGCTGGTGCAGCAATTCGCACTGCGTGCGGGTGACTATGAGCGACTACGTGCCCGATCGACTACCAAGGAGGACGTAAAGTTGGGGAACATTCCCAACGCCATCAGCGACGACGTAGAAACCAACAGCAGTGCGATTTTGGCCACCACAAAGGCTGTGAAAGTAGCTGTGTCCGTGATTTGGACAGCGATTGCCAGCATCATTTCTGGCGCTACGGTCGTAGGTAAAGCGGCCAAATGGTCATCAGTGCGAACGTTCAGCCTGAGTGGTGCGATGACTGGATCTGTTGACCTAGATGGCTCCGCTGATGTGACGTTGATTGCTGCTGCGACTCAAGCTTCGGAGACGGTCGCAGGCGGTGCCAAGATCGCTACCCAGTCACAGACGAACGAAGGCATCAATGACACCAACTACGTCACTCCTAAAAAACTGCGATGGGGTTTTTTAATCAGTTTTACAAATAACGGTTACATCGTTTTCCCTACCTGGTTGGGCAGTTTCATCATTCAGTGGTTTAAGGGGCCGGTGGGCGTGAACGAAGGGACCTTGTATCCAGCAGTCGCCTTTCCAATGGAGTTTCCAACGGCGTGTCTGGTGCCCTTCGTGACTACCTTGGGTAATGACACCTCCTACTCAGACACCATGTTTCAGACCTCTTCCTGGACAAAGTCAAGCGTAAAACTGTTTCCACAGTGGTTTGGCTCCGGCGGTTATCAAGGGCTTTGCTTTCCTCTTGTTTTTGCCATCGGTTACTAAAGGAATAAAAGCATGCAACGTTTGTATAGCCCATCAACTGGCACCACTTATCTCGTCGGGTTTCACCCGACTATTCCGCAGGATGCAGTGGAGATCAGCGAAGAGGTGTTTCTGTCTGTTATCGCCAATCCACTGCCTGGAAAAGTTCGTAGCCATGACCTCAACGGGCAGCCGATCTTGATTGATCTCCCAGCGCAATCGATAGTTGATCAATTAAACGGGATTTACACCAGGCAATTGCGCCTCATCAATACTGCATGTGAAGTTGCTATCACCAGCGGGGTATGGTCCTCGACGTTGGGACAACCACACCAATACAGTAGCCTGCGAGACGATCAGTTGAACTTGACTGGTGCCATATTAGCGGGCTTAGACACGCTCTACCCTTGCCGAGATGAGGAGGGATTAAAGGAGTTCCGCCTTCATACTTCTGCACAGCTCCGGCAAGTGGGGGATGACTTCCTACAGTTCAAGCTGCAGCAACTGCAAAAATCCAATGATCTGAAGCAGCGACTTGATCAAGCGTTGACTGACCTGGACTTGGCAGCCTTGGAAGCTGTGAGCTGGGAAGGTGAACTGTGAGCGATTGGGCACCAGTGACGATGCGCTGGCCCGAGCAGTCGACCCAATGGATGGGAGAACTAGCGGCTGCTCAAGATCTGGCCGGTGCAGAGCTGAACAGCACCAGCGAGCGCCTGGCCGGGCTCGATGGCATGACCAGCACCAACCCGGGGCCAGTAGGTGATGCGGCCAAGGGCGCGATCGAAGCGGGGCGTGCGGCCCTGGCTGGGCAGATGGGCGAGGCGCCGGCATGTCTGGCCGTGACGCCATTCCAAAGCGGAGTAGGGCAGGGCCGTGGCCACCAGCGGTTTCTGTCGGCGCCGAACTTGCTGCAGCAGCTGGCCGCCAAACTGGTCGACGCCAGTGACAGCGGCCGACCGGCTGGCCCTCAATATGCGCTGTCGCTGATGTTCCTGGGCACGCGTCTGGATCAGTTCGCCGAAACCCTGGCGCGTTTCAATGCACTGCTGCCGATCCCTGACCTGGTGCGCGCTGAACGTCGTGCGCGGAACCTGTCGCGGCTGGAGGCCGAAAAGTGGGAGATCCCCAGCGCCGGGCCTTTGCCGCGCTGGTCTGCGCTGCCCCTGGAGCGGTGCACAGTGGTCAAAGCGGCGAAACAATCCATGGCTGGCCAGATCGCCATCCTGGAGAGCTACGCGGCCGACAGCTCGCCCATGGGTGACCTGGCCGCATTGGCTGGACGCAAAGCAGCCCAGCAGCAGGACCGCGACAAGCAGTTGAACGATCTGAAAGCGCTGCTGGCAGACGGCAACGCCGATCACAGCATGCGTGCGCGGATCCTGGGCCCAGGCGACAACAACGAACTGCGCCGCGCCTTGCTGCAGGGCGATGCACCAGGTCACGAATGGGTGCTGTGCGCCGGCGTGCTGCTGGTGGGCTCGCTCGATGGCTTGAGCTTTGTTCGGGAGTTGGTCGGCCTATGACACTTCTACTTGATGGTCAGCAGATCCTGGGCAAGCGGCTGAAAATCACCGCCAACCTGCGTATCGAAAGCGACGATCTGTCGGGCCAGACCAGCAACAGCCAGACCGCGCACAAGGGTTTCAAGCCCAAAACCCTGGCCGTGAGCTTGACGATTCCGTTCGTTGACGCGGTGCAACTGCGTGACTTGATGCGTTTGGCCGAAGCCACGGCCGGCGGTGGCCAGCTCAAGATGTACCGCATCGTTAACGACACCGCCGCCGCTTTCGGTATCCGCGAAGTGCAGTTCAGTGACGGTGTGAGTGCGCGGGAGGACGACACCCTCAATCAGTGGCTGGTGCAGTTCACCCTGTCAGAGAAGCTGTCCAACCCTGAGCGGGTGGAGAACCGGCGCGCCGGCAACGGCGTTACGTCGCAGTCCGGCCCGGGTTCGGCGGTCGGCGGCTCCGCTGCTGGTGGGGGCGGCGGTACCGGCAAACCCGAGGAACTGAGTGGCTTTGAACGGACCTTGAAAAAGGTCGACGACTGGCTGGCCCCAACACCATGAAACTGCACAAGGTACTGACGATCGGCGGCACGCCTTACCCACTGATCAAGGATGAAGTCCGGCTGGATATCAAAAGCCCCGGCCGGGCGACCTTCACCATTCAGGCCGGTGTCCCGGTCAAAGGCCTGGTGATGCTCGATGTCGGCTACAACGACAGCCCGCTGCAACGCCACTTCATCGGCTTCGTTGAGCGGTCCACGGCGATCAACAGCGTGCAGCAGATCCTGGTCTGCCGCGAACTTACGGCGATCCTGTCGCAGCCCATGCCGCTGAACCTGCGCCACGTCGACCTGCAGGGCGTGCTGGCCGAGGTCAGCGACAAGACCGGGCTGCGCTTTCGCGTGCCGGACAAGGCCTACGCCAAGGTCAAAGCCCCTTTTTTCTACAGCCTGGCCGCTGGTTACCTGGCCATGGACAGCCTGGCCTGCGTGTTCAACATCCCCGACTTTATCTGGCAGCAGCAGGGCGACGGCGACGTGTTCGTGGGCAGTTGGGCGGATAGCTTCTTCGGTATCCGCTCGCCGCTGCAGCTCCCCGTCGAACTGTTCGACGGCTACCAGGGCAACCAGAGCGCAATGATCGCGGCCCTTCCAGGACTGCGCCCAGGTGCAACCATCAACCAGGGCGAGAGAATCACCAGCGTGACCCTTGCCGGCAACCAAATGGCGATCAAATGGGCGACGCAATCCGTCGCAGCGTAGAGCGGCAATTCCCCGAACTCACCGGCGGCTATCACCTGCCACGCTTTGGCCGAGTGGTGGCCGTGCCCGATGCGCCGGCCGCACCTGGCCTGTGCGACGACTTCCGGCCGCGCTTCGGCGTCGACGTGGAAGTGTTGCTGCCCGATGGCGAGCCAGATCCTGCGCTGCCGATCCTGACCGGCCTGCCGCTGCCGGCGCCGATGGGTGGGCAAGAAGCGGGCATGTTCGGCTTCCCCGAAGAGGGCACCACCGTGGTGGTCTGCTTTGCCTACGGCCTGCCGCATAAGCCCTTTATCACGCAGATCCTGCCGCACGGCCTGAGCCTGCCCCGGGTACCGAAGGGTGACCAGGTGTGGCAGCACAGTGAGGCCTGCCAGCAGCGCGTCGACGCCGACGGCAACTGGCTGCGCCAAACGGACGGCAAGATCCATGACAAGGCGATCGAGCGGGAAGTGGAGGCGATGCAGAATACGGAGAGCTTCCAGAGCCACACCAGGACGGTGGACGACCATTCAACCGAGTCAGTGGGTGGGATCAAGGTAAGCGCTCCATAAACCCCACCGACGTCAAGATGGGTGGCACGCTTAGCTAGGCGACACCGGCGAGCAGTTCCACGGCAAC